TTTTTGAATTAGTAAAGCCTTATTTCTTTAGAAACTCTGAAATTCAGTTTGTTTATGGTGTTATACGAGAATACATGATAAAAAAAACTGGTGCTAAAGCACCAAGTCCAAAACAAATCTTAGATATGATTGCTTTAGAAGATAAAGAAGGTATCATTACTAAAGAAATTCTAAAATCAATTTTACAGGTTAATTTAGCTGAATACGATGAAAAGAATTTTATCGAACCTAAATTCAATGCTTGGGTTTTGACTAATCGGTTGAAAACTGGAACGGTAGATATTATTGACGAAACAAGAAATTTTGATTCTATCTCTGATTTTGAGAAAGCTATCGAAGCTGCTGAAAGAATTAGAGGAATAGTAGATGAAATGTCATCGACTAATTTTGTTGATGATGATGATATTGGTTCTGACTTTGATGATCCTGAGCATCACTTACAAGATACATCTAAATTTAAAGTTAAATCAGGATTTGAAACCGTTGACCATATGCTTGGTGGTGGTTGGGATATACAAACTTTGAATTGTATTATGGCTGAGACCAATAATGGAAAATGTACTTTTTTTACAACCAAATTAGATATTAGAAGTGTCAGATCTAATAAAATTTTCAATATTGAAATTGGTGGTATTTTTACCAAAATTAGTAAGGGGGATTACAATATTTAATATATAAAAATAAAATGTTGTATGAACGCTGATGCTAAAAAAAGATATAAAGATATTGAGTTTCCATTCACTTGTCCAATTTCTAATAGAACTTTTGAAACCTCACAAGGATTATCTTGTTATGTAACCAAAACTTTAAAAATTAATCATGAGGTATATTATGATATTTATATAAATCATAGAGATAGTTCTTGCTTTTTTTGTGGAAGAAAAGGTAAGTTCATTTCTATATCAAAAGGATATAGAAATTTGTGTGAGAATAAAGATTGTGTTAAAAAGTCATTCAATTCTCATAGTGTTGAGGGGTTTATGTATAGGAATATGTGTTCCAAAGAAGAAGCAGAAATACTTTTTAAATTAGAAAATGAAAGACAATTAAATGAAAGGTTGAAAACTCAACGTGAATTAAGAAAAGTAGATCCACTTTGGGATAAAAAAAGGAGTAGAAATTGTAAAGAATTTTGGATTAACAAGGGATATACTGAAGAAGAAGCTATTTTAAAGTCAAAAGAAGTTATGAATGAGGTACATTCAAAAACATCTATTAAATTAAAGTCTAATCCTGAAAAGTATGCTTGTAAATATCCGACAAAAATTGAATATTATTTAAAAAAAGGATTTAATGAAGAAGAAGCAAAAGAAGAAATATCTAAAATTCAAAATAGGTTCTCATTAGAAAAATGTATTGAAAAATATGGCAAGATAGTGGGTGAGAAGACATTTAATGAAAGACAATATAAGTGGATCAATACTTTGAATTCTAAGACGGATGAAGAAAGAATAGAAATCAACCGAAAAAAGATAACAGGTTGTTCATATTCGCCGATATCACAAAGATTGTTTTGGGAGATCTACAATATTGTTGGTAATGATAAAGTTAAATTTGCCGAACTAAAAAGTAAGTTTCACTTATTGAATGAAAATAAAGAGTGGTTCGCTTATGACTATGTTGATATGTTAAGAAAAAAATGTATTGAGTTTAATGGTGATTTCTGGCATTGCAATCCCACCTTGTTTAAGGCGGATGATGTTCATAGGATTAAGAAAAAGAGAGCTGAGCAAATTTGGAAAAATGATTATGAAAAAATATCTTTTATTGAAAAAAAAGGATACCAAGTACTCACAATATGGGAATCTGAATATAGAAAAAATCCACAACAAACTTTAGAAAAATGTATAAAATTTATCAATGAAGAAGAAAAAATTAATAATATTTTAAATGATTGAAAATTATGAAATAATAGAAGCAGATTCCTTATTAGAGGGTAAATACGATATGCCTTTATATGATAAATTTATTGAAGCATATGAGGTAAATGACTTACAAGTTTTTACTCCAAATGGCTGGGTTGATATTGAAGGTATTGGCAAAACCGTTGAATATGATGAATGGAGAATACTAACTTCTGGTGGTAATGAATTAATATGTGCTGATAAACATCTTTTATATAGATGTGATAATATGGACTTTAATAATAAGAAGTGTGATCTAACTGAAATTTACTGTGAAAATATACATCTTGGTGACTTTATAATGACAAAAAAAGGTCCAGAAATGATAGTTGAATTTGGACTGACTGGCAAAAAATCACATATGTATGATTTACAATTATCAGAAGGATCTAATAAACAATATTATACTAGTGATATATTAAGTCACAATTCACTTTGGATGCAAAACTTTGCTGTTAAATCGGCAGATATGGGTTCAAATGTTCTTTACATTACTTTAGAGATGTCGGAAAGAAAAGTAATGAAGAGATTAGGATCAATGCGTTTGAAGATACCTATCAATGATTATGATAAACAAAGTAAGGATACTGAGTTTATTAGAAAAAGAATTGATAATATGGGTTCTTTGAAAGAAGGTGGTGATTTATTTCAAAAATCAGTTGGTAAGATATTTACAAAATTCTGGGCAGCTGGTACAGCTACAATATTAGATTTTGATAATTATATACAAAAACTACAACAAAGAAGAGGTGTAAAAATCGATTTAATCATTGTAGATTATATTACTTTGGTAGCTTCACCAAAGGGCGCTAATGATTCTCTTTACACAAAAGGTAAACATTTAGCAGAAGGTTTAAGAGCACTTGGTGCTAAATATAAGTGTCCGGTAATAACAGGAGTTCAAGTAGCTAAAGATGCTTGGAATTCGAGTGATATTACATTAGAAAGTGTTCCAGAAAGTAAAGCAATCGCAGAGACCGCAGACACTTTTTGGGCAATTATAAGAACAGAAGAAATGAAACGGTTAAATATGTATCGATTCAAATTACTCAAGCAAAGGGATGGTGACTTTTTGAAAAGTCAGATTAAACTTACATTAAATTCAACCTTTCTGACTTTAGAAAATGACCAATTTATAGATGCTTAGAAAGCATATAATCAATATCATCTTTATAGGATATTCTGAGTAATTTAATTTCATTTTTCAAACAAAACTCATTTTTTATTGCATCTTTTATTTGAGTTTTTTTAAATTCTTCTTCACCACCAAATGCTTTGACTGCTTTAAAATGTTGAATTCCATCAAATTCTATAAGTAAATTATAGTCAATGAGATAAAAATCAAATGGCAATTCATTCACAAACTTACACTCTTTGAATTTCTTTTGTCTAATAAATTTTAAGTTTTTTTCTTCTAAAATATTTCTGATTTTTCTCTCACCTAACGATTCTCTACAAATTGGACAACCCTTACCTTGAAGGTGGTTAGATACTATTTGATAAAATTGATGGTCCTCTTTACAAGTGATTTTAATTTTAGTGTGTAAATTTTTATAGTCAGTTAATTCGTATGTGTAATAATTTCCGTGTATTTTATCTAACTTTTGAATTAGAATATCCTTGGTTATGTTTCTTTTGTTTTTTCTACACTCTTCACATTTTCTACCGGATAGTAAATTTCTTCTATCTTGAAAGTATTCGTGTCCATTTTTGCACTTTATTTTTAACTTCATACCATCTATCGATATTAGTTTTACTATACCAGTGCTTAATAAATCTGATTTTTCGAGGAGTTCACAATAAGAGCATTTGAAGTTTGTATATGATAGGTTTCTATAATTATTAGTTATTTCGTAACTACATCTCTTACATCTACAAACTATTTTCTTGTGGTCAATATAATTAATAATAGTTAGGTTATTACATTCTATTTTTTTAATTCTGTCTGTTATAACTTTTTCTAATGATTTCATATAATATATATTAAAAATTAACTACTCGTAAGATAAAAGTGATACACTTTTAGAAAAAATAAAAAACATGAATGTCAAAGAAAAAACAATTTGATGAAGAATCAGAGGATGACTTTTTAGAAAATGAATCCGAAAATTTAGATGATTATAAACTTGAGGAAGAAACTACTGAAATAAATGATGAGATTGTAGTTGTTCCGGATGATGAAGATAACATAGATATTGTTATTGAAGTATCTGAAGAAGAATTAACTGGTGAAGAATCTACTGAAGAGGTTGATGATGTGGTCCTTTCTAAACATAAGATACAAGGTAAACACTCTCTAAAATATGATTCAATCTTTAAAGGGAAAAAAGAAGATGTAAGTGAGGAGGAAGACGTTAGTACATATTATTATAATGATAAATTTGAGGTTGATAGAGGTAGTGTATTTTATTCAGAATCTTATGATAATGAATCTTATCTTAGACTCAAAAGAGTTAAAGAGAGAGTTTATGAGGTACTTTCTACAAAAACTTCTCTTAATTTCTTGAATAACAGAAGAAAACCTTCGCGTGTAGATTTTAATAATTATTACTTATTACTTACGGTTGAATTAAATTTTGAGAAATTCACTAATGTTGAGTTATTCAATGAATTATCTGTTTATTTTTCTGATAACTTATTCAATATGTTTAAGTTACTGGATAATAAATGGAGGAATCTAATAATTTTAGAGTTACAAGACCATATTGGTAAAAATAATTCTTCTAAAGAAATAACTAATCGTAATATTTATCTTGGAACGGAGTTAGAGTTTGAACATCAGGATATACTCGGTGAAGTTAAATTATTCACAGGAGTTGTTGTAGAAACGGATTATAATAATTCAATTTTTAAGATTGATTCTTATGAGAATGTGTATGAGATTCATATTTCATCCATTACCAAGATACTCAACAACACCAAATTTAAACATAATCTAAATAAATTAGACAACATCGATTTTCTCTAAAAAAACCAAAATACGGGAAAATTATTAAATATGTCTTCAATATATAAAAACTCATTAAGAAAAAAATAAACAATTTATGGAGGAAACCTTTTTAAAAGAAACAAAAAAAACCAAATCAAATAGTCTTAGTGTCACTAAGCGTAACGGAGTTGGAGAAGAATTCAACGCTGAGAAAATAAATAAAGTTCTGATTTGGGCCACAAGTGGAATAAGTGGAGTATCAGCTTCTGATGTAGCCATGAATTCTCATATTCAATTTTACCCTGGAATCAAAACATCGGAAATTCATAAAGTTTTGATTCAATCAGCGGTAGATCTGATTTCAGAAAAAACACCCAATTATCAGTATGTTGCCTCAAACCTACTTAATTATCTTCTTCGTAAAGAAGTATTTGAAACTAAAGTTGAAATGCCAACTTTACTAGAAGTTATCAAAAGAAACATTAAGTTGGACTTATATGATAAGATTATCTTAGATAACTATACAGAATTAGAATTAGAAAAGGTTAATTCATACATTAAACATGATAGAGACTATCAATTGACTTATGCTGGTCTTCAACAATTGATTGATAAATATTTAGTTAAAGATAGAAGTACGGGTAAGTCATATGAAACTCCACAATTCTGTTTTATGATGATTGCTCTTACCGTTTTTGCTTCTTATGATAAGGAAACTAGAATGGATTACATCAAAGAACTTTATGATCTAATTTCCGAACATAAGATTTCGCTTCCAACTCCAATTATGGCTGGTATTAGAACTCCAAATCGTCAGTTTTCCAGTTGTACTCTAATTGAGATTGGGGATTCATTAGATTCAATTTTCTATGGTAACGTGGCTATTGGTCAATATGTTGCTAAGAGGGCTGGTATCGGTATTAATGCTGGGAGTATTAGAGCTCTTGGGTCTAAGGTTAGGAATGGTGAAGTTGTTCATACTGGTGTTATTCCTTTTTTAAAGATGTTTCAATCTACTTTACATTCTTGTTCACAAGGAGGTATTAGAAAAGGTTCAGCCACTCTTTATTTTCCTTGGTGGCATAAAGAGATTGAAGATGTTCTAGTTCTTAAAAATAATAAGGGTACTGATGATAATCGAGTAAGACACATGGATTATGGAATTCAATTTGAGAAAACATTCTATAACCGATTTGTTTCTAATGGTGAGATTTCACTTTTTTCTCCATCAGATGTTCCAGGTCTTTATGACGTTTTTGGCCTTCCTCAATTTGAGGAAGTGTATTTGAAATGTGAATCTGATAAGAAAATACCAAGAAAGACAATTAAAGCGCGTGATTTAATGAATGCTTTTGCTCAGGAAAGAATCGGAACGGGTCGTATGTATGTTATGAATATTGATAATGTTAATAATAATTCACCTTTTATCGGTAGAGTTAAAATGTCTAACCTCTGTGTTGAAATTTGCTTGAAAACTTCACCAATAGAATCAATTTATGATGTGGATAATAAAAAAGAAACCGAACATTTATCAAATGGTGAAATCGCTCTTTGTACTTTGGCAGCATTTAATTTAGGCAATATTAAATCTTGGAATGAACTCTACAAAGTCGCTGAATATATTGTTAGGATTCTTGATTATGTAATTGAGAACCAGGATTATCCGATTAACGCGGCTAAGAAAATGTTAAAACGTAGAAGTATTGGTGTTGGTGTGACTAATTTTGCTTATTGGTTAGCTAAACAAGGTATTAAATACTCTGATAAAGAAGCTCTTTTCTATGTAGATGAGTTGTTTGAACACATTCAGTTCTCGTTATTGAAGGCTTCTAATAAATTGGCTAAAGAGTTTGGTAAGTGTGAATGGTTTGATGATACTACTTATTCAAAAGGTGTTCTTCCAGTTGATAGGTATAACAAAAATGTTGATGAATTAATTAAGAGAGATTATTCTTGTGACTGGGAATCTTTAAGAAAAGATATTGAGGAGTTTGGTTTGAGAAATTCAGTTCTAACAGCTTTGATGCCGGCAGAGAGTTCTGCCGTAGTTCAAAACGCGACGAATGGAATCGAGCCAATTCGATCTCTTGTGATTACTAAAAAATCAAAATCAGGTTTGGTTAAACAAGTAGCTCCTGAATGTATTAAATTGAAGAATAAATATGAATTAGCTTTTGATATGCCGGATAATCGTGGATATACAAATATTTGTGCTGTTATTCAAAAATGGATTGACCAATCCATCTCTGCTAATCATTATTACCAATATTCTTCAGAAGGTATTTCAATTGGTGGTGTTATTAAAGATATTCTATATTCGTATAAGTATGGTTTGAAAACACTTTATTACGCTAATACTGATGATAAAAAATCTGATGATTTAGATACAATGGGGAATGGTTGTGAATCTGGATCCTGCACATTGTGATATAGGGACTTGTTGTTGTTTAATATATAATTAATGATATTAAACAATATAGAAGTAAATTCTAGAAAAAATTTACTTAGATTAGTAAAAAAAATCGATATTCAAACTTTAGAAGATATAGATGACGATTTTGAAAAGTGGTTTGAATTAAAAATAACAGATAGTGGTAAGATATTAATTCTTAATATAATAAAAGTATATAAGAGTAATAGAATACTATCTATCTGTTTATTTTTTAAAACAAATAATATTCTTGATTTTTCGGAAGAAAGATTTAAAAAATATATGAATTATATTGAACTTCATCCTAAAGATAAAGTATCCAAAGATTATTATAAACTTAGATATGGGAAAGAATATGAAATTTACTACAATAATAGGATTAAAAATGGAGCTCTAAGCAAGGAAAAATTCATTAGTAAGTATGGTGATATTAATGGTATTGTACGGTATGATTTGTGGAAAGAATCACAAAAAAAATCATCAAAGAGAACAATTGGATATTGGTTAAATATTTATGAAAATTTAGATGTGGCAAAGAAAAAATTAAAAGAATATCA